TTAAGGCGTATTACTATCACGCCAACTGGTCCAAGATCAAACAAAACAAGAAACCAAAGAGAATACCTACTTTTAAGAATGGAACTAGGTCTCAAAGGATAGAACTTTACATAATTAAGCCTTATAAGGCAGGATTCTACTATTATTCACCTGTAGATTATCAAGGATGCTTGCAATATGCATCCTTGGAGGAGGAAGTTAGTAATTATCACCTTTCAAACATCCAGAACGGTCTACAGCCGAGTATGCTCATCAATTTCAATAACGGAATACCGAATGAGGAGACTCAGGAGATGATAGAGCGAAAGATTTACGATAAATTCAGTGGGTCTAGCAATGCAGGACGCTTTATCTTGGCTTTTAACGATGGAACAGAGAACCAATCTAATATAGAGCCTATAAACCTACCTGATGCTCACGCTCAGTATGAGTTTTTAGCTAAAGAGAGCCGAGAAAAGATTATGATTGGCCACGGAGTGGTATCTCCTATACTTTTAGGTATAAAAGACAATACAGGATTCGGTAATAACGCTGAAGAGCTTAGGACCGCATCTATTTTGATGGACAATATGGTTATTAGACCATTTCAGCAGCTTCTACTTGATTCTTTCAAGGAATTGATGGCGTATAACGACATTATCCTTGATCTATACTTTGTAACTCTACAACCAATCGAATTTACTGAACTTGATAATATAGAGACTAAAATCAAGAGAGAAGAGGAGACGGGAGAAAAGCTTTCTGCGGTAGAAGTAGTAGCTGAAGAGGTTAAAGTCCAGCAGGAGGCTCCTGAGAGCCTCACAGAGGGTGTTAACGAACAAACTGAAGAGGAATGAAGGCATTATTTGTTACAATGACGGAATTAAAGCGAAAATCTATACTAGATGGAGCTTTGGATACAGATAAGCTAATTCAGTTTGTAGAAGTGGCCCAGGACGTTCATATACAGAACTTCCTAGGTACTAAGCTGTATGAGAAGATACAGACATTAATAACCGCAGACACTCTTGATGATTCTGTGAATGCAGATTATAAAACATTACTAAACTCATATATTAAGCCTATGCTCATTTGGTATTCGCAGTATGCTTATATACCCTTTGCGGCTTATCAGATTAGTAATGGTGGTGTGTTTAAGCACACCAGTGAATCTAGTGAAAGTGCTACTAAGGAAGAGATTGACGCTCTAACGGCAAAGGCCAAAGACTTTGCTGACTTCTACACTAATAGATTCATTGATTTTATGGTAGAAAGAAGTAGTGATTATCCAGAATATACTGGTTCGCAAGATGAAGGTATGTATCCAGATAAAGACCCAATGTATGGCGGATGGGTAGTGTAAAGAAAAAGTATAAACCAAAGTCAGAAAATATAGTTAAGCTGACTAAGTTTTTAAATAAGATAAGTAATGGCAAATAGTATAAACTGGGGTAAGATTTATTGTTTTACTGAGTTTGGATCAGAAAATTCTACAATAGCAGAATCAATTCCTGGATATTCAGCGGCAGCTTGTTTCTTAGGTCCTAAAGAACCTGGACAAATAGAAACGTTAGCGCTTACCGTTGACAATACATCCACATATACTATTGACAGTACTGTATTAAAAGCAGATCAAACATTAATATAATTATTAGAGTAATATGGCAACAGCAAATTTAAATGAACCAACTAGCGCAGTAAATGGGAATATCCCATTTATAGGCAGCGCGTCTGATGATGGAACTGGGAACACGCTCCGAGATGCCATCACTCGAATTAACGATAGATTGAAAGAAATCTATGGCTCACAAGATGGGTCTAATGTAGTTCAAACGCCTTTCATTGATCAAGACAATATCAAGGCGGATGCAATAGGCCACGATGAATTAGCCAACAGATATACTGCTAGAGCATCAGCCGTAACAACATCAGGCGCTACTACCTTGGATTGGTCTAGTGCGGCTATATTCCCAGTAACAATGGGAGGAAGCCACACGCTAAACTTCTCTAACTATAAGAAAGGGCAAGTAGTAGATATTATTGTTTCAGGCGCTTACACTATCACACTAGGAACTTCGAGTGGAACTCCTGCAATCAATCAAGTAGGAAGTGGAACATACGACAATACAACAACGAATCTAATCCAAATAACTTGTACGGATGACGATGCTACTCCTGAATTTTTCTATTCAGTAGGTACTTATTCAGCCGACACAGACCCAGCATAATATGAAAGCAAGACAGATAAACGGACAGATAGTCCAGTACAAAAGATTACCGAACACCTACACTAAGAGTGATGGTAGTGTGATATTGAACTTCAGAAAAGCTGATACTGCTACATTAGAAGCGGAAGGGTTTTATGATGTTGTAAAACCACCTTATAATCCCTTAACCCAAACCAAAGGAGGTTTATATTTTGATGCGGAAAATAGCATTGTGACTTACGATGTCACTGACGTTGATTTTAGTCAGGAAGTAGATATCATTGGAGAAGATGGTGAGCCAACTGGGGAAACTGAAAAGAGATACAAGATTGCTGATGTAAAATCAAGCAAGATTGCAGAGATTAAAAGTAAGGCGGGCAAGTTATTACAGCCTACTGATTGGCAAGTTGTTCGTAAAATGGAAAGAGATATTGATATTGATGCGGATGTAGCAACAGAGAGAGCAGATATTTTAGCGGAAGCAGATAGACTAGAGGCTGAAGTGAATGCTAAGAAATCTTATAAAACTGTACTACAATACAACGTACAATTTTTCCCATCTGAAATAGATATATAACGTATGAGTTTAGGAAAAAGACTTTTTATAGGAGAAGCTGCTGCTGCGGATGCTGCTTGTACTACTGATTCAGTAAATCCGTTTACTAATAGCGATTCACCTTATACTGGGGTGGCTTTGTATCAGCTTGATGGAAATGCTAATGATACTGTTGGAAACTACAACGGTACGGCTACCAATGTTACTTATTCTGCCGGTAAATATGGGCAGGCAGCTATTTTTAACGGAAGTAGTTCTTTTATAAATATACCAATTTCAAATTCAGTACAGGGTACAATAGATACTATTTCTACTTGGGTAAAATTTGACACAATTAGCGCAAATGAAGCTATTACTAATTTAGGTAATTCAGCGGGTGATGGTTCACCTTTAAAATTAAGACTTGATAGCTCTACTAATAAGATTAGATTAATTGCCGCGAATAGTAGTGGATTAAGTGAAAGCATTTATTCAACAACAGTAGTAACGCAAAATACTTGGTATCATATTGCCGCAACTTGGACTGGTAATTCTTGGAAGTTATGGATAAATGGAACTAATGAGGCTACAACATCTTCAACTTCATCAAGAAGAACACCTACTGGAGATAGGGTTTATTTAGGGCAAGTTTATAGGTCAGGTTATAGCAATCAACAACCGCTAGATGGGGCTATTGACCAAGTTAGATTTTATCAGAAAGAGTTATCTTCTGATGAAGTGGGGGTACTATACAACGAAACAACATCTACTGCTTCAGATACTGATGTTTTAAATGAAGGTTCGGGTCTTGCTCTTTACTCATTAGACTACGATGCTTCAGATGCTGGTGGTAATTATGATGGAACACCCACCGATGTTGATTTTGGAGTAGATGGGCAAATAAACTGGGGTGCAGAGTTTAACGGTAGTAGTAGTAAAATAGAATTTACAACTGATTCTAATTTCGTAAATGATTTTACTATATCTGCTTGGATTAATATGAATCAACTTCCAGCTTCTAGCTACTTATATCAAGTTGTGGCTTGGGGTGATGAAGCTACTGGAGAAAGAAGGAGTTTAGGTATTTGGAATGGTGGTTCGGGTGACCCTAAAGTTTATTTTTCAGGTTATGGTGCTTCCGCTAACTTTGGAGGGAATACTTCTGTGTCAGCAAATCAATGGTATCACGTTTGTGTTACTAGGTCTGGTTCAACTGTAAAGGTGTATCTTAATGGCAGTCCAGATGGAACTGGTACTGTTACTTTAAATTCTTATACTGGAACTACTGGCAGAATAGGAAATTCGGGTAGTGCTAATGAGGTTTTCAATGGTTCAATAGACCAAGTAAGAATATTCAAAAAAGCCCTATCTTCTTCAGAAGTATCTACTCTTTATGGAGAAACTGCTTGTGTTTATACATCTACAACAGATACATTAAACTATCAAGGTACAAATCTAGCATACTACAAGCTAGATAATAATGCTTTAGATGAAACAACAAACTACGATGGTACTGAATCTAATATAACCTACGAGTTTGGTAGGTATGGTACTGCTGCTAAGTTTAATGGTAGTAGTAGTATTATTAAAGATGTACTAGGTAGTGGATTTACATACGCTGGTAAGACAATGACTTTTTCCGCTTGGATATTTGTAGAAGATGCGTCAAATGATAATATGATTATTGGAGATGGACTTGCAACATCTACTGGTGGCTGGGGTATATCTACTGGATATGGTAATGCTCCAAATACAAGCCTAGCTTTTAGTGTGGCGAGTGCTGCAATGGGCGGTGTGCAACAAACTTACAGTTCAGTATATGTATCAGATAACACTTGGACTCATATAGTAGTTAGTGTTGATTTTAGTAGTATTACTGATAGTGTTAAAATGTACATTAATGGTACGGAAGATACAAGCATTACAGAGGGTATTACTGGCACTACATTTGTAGATAACACAACTTACAATACTGCTATTGGAGGAACTTGGACTGGTTCTGCAGGAAGGCTTTTTGAAGGTAAAATAGACCAAGTAAGAATATACAATTCAGCACTAGATGCTACTGCGGTAGAGAATCTATACAACGAGAAACAAGCCTATATTACAAAGAATGCTTCTGACCCA